CAACAGCAAGTTCATTTTCTGTTAGCCATTCTTCAGCAACATACTCAAGATAAGAATCAATTCTTTCTTGGAGTGATACTTTAAGGTCTTCAGTTGCTTCAGCAATCTTTTCAGCATACTCAGTTTCTAGAGCTTCTTTGATGTCCTTAGTCTTAGAACCTATAGCAGCTTCAAAAATAGTTTTGGCTTTTGCTTTAAACTCTTCAGAGAGTTCTTCACCACCAAAGAGTGCATTAACATCTTCTTCAATGTCATACTCTTCTTCTTGGGTGACCTCCTGTACTACTTCATCAGTAACTTCTGGAGTTTCTTCAATTACAGATTCTGTATCCACTTCGGTTTCCTCAGATTGTCCGGGTGTCTTAACAGGTGTGGCAGATGGTGCAGGTAAACCTACATCACCAGATCCAGCTGGCGGTTTCCTATTAGTGACTACATCACTAACTTGTTTAATAGTTCTACCAGGTGTATTTAACTTCATGGAGTCGTTAGTTGGACTAGCATTCTCCGGTGTAGGACCACCTAGATCTTCAAATGGAGGTGTGTTGCCAGGGGTTGCGACACCAGCAGCATTACTACCCTCTTTAGGAAGGGCAGAATCGCCTTTAGCGGCATTGGCATTCACAGCAGTTTTAGATTGCTCCATTTCTTGTAATTTCGTACCACGAGACATTTTGGACAGCTCCGATTTATCTGTAATTAAATCTATATTTATTTATAAAATGTAAAGCTCTACAGACTATTGAGAAAATTATTGAAAACATCCAATTTTTTCTCATCTAGTTGCTTTTGAGTTACTAGAGTGTTAATTTCTCTATATGCTTTAGCAGCAGCCCTCTCTCGAAGGACACCACCATCCCATATCCACTCTTTTCCTTCCATAATACCTTCAACAAAAGCATCAGGAGCGGAAGGGTCTGCCACTATATCTGCAGCAGTTGAAAGCATAAAGTCATCACTGACCACATTTACACCTTCTCTTGTTGGTTTTAAGGAACCAATTCCCCTAGATGAAACACCTAGTTTTACACCTTCTTCTATAAGAGAAGATGCAATTTTACCCATTGGAGTATTAAGGATTTTTGCCTTACCAATGAAGTTAGAACCACTCTCTTTTAAGGAAGTGATTTTATGTGAAACTCTATCCAGATTCACTGTGGGACCATCAGGGTGACCAAGTTCACCTAGTGCTCTACCAGTTTGAATATGGTTTTCATTGTACCTAGCAACCTCTTTTCTGAGAGTTGCTATAGGATACATTCTACCATTTCTATTCTGTATATCACCTTGCAGG